AGAGACCTCGTAACCTGAATCCCATAGATATCGCCCCGGACCACCCCGATCTGGCGGCCGGATGACCGGGCCAGGCGGTTTCTGGTGTCGGACCTGCGGCGTGGAGTTCACGGGCCAGCGACGGTTGTATTGCTCCGCGGGGTGCCGACCTGACTACCCGCGCACTACCCCGGTGCGAATGCCGCAGGTGGACCACCTGTGCCCGACATGCGGGTCGGCGTTCCGTGCGACAGCCAAGCGGGTTTACTGCTCGCAGGAATGTTCTCGGCGCGGGGGGTGGTTGAGGTGGCGCTACGGCCTGACCGGGGTCGAGTTCGAGGCGATGTGGCTGAGACAATCCGGTGCTTGCGCGGTCTGCCGGTCCCCATTCGATGCCAGCAGTCCCCACGTCGATCACGACCACGGGACCGGACGTGTTCGGGGGCTCTTGTGTTTCGGTTGCAACAGCGGGATCGGGCTGTTAGGCGATGACCCTGAGCGAGTTAGGCGGGCGCTGGCCTACCTCGATCGTGCCGAAACGCCCGAGCAGACCCGGATCGAGCGATGAACTACACCCTCGCGGCGTTCCGCCGGTTCTGCGCCGACCTGAGGACCGAGGCCGGGGCGCCGCTCAAAATCCTGCCGTTCCAAGCCAAGCTGCTGGCGCCCTACTTCGCCGGGACGCGCGAAACCGTCATCGTGCTGCCGACCGGCAACGGCAAAACCACGCTGTTGGCGGCCCTCGGGTTGTTCCACCACCTCACGGTTGCCAACGCCCAGGTCTTAATCGTGGCCTCGGCGCAGGATCAGGCCGCAACGCTGTTCAAGCAGATGCGAACCCTGACCTCCGAAACGGTGTTCTCGCCGCTCCTGGACGTCAAGGGCGGGCAGTACCGCATATATCACAAGGGTGACGGGCCGAACCGCCGACCACCGGGCGAGATCAGGGTGATCGCGTCCGAGGTGAAACGGCAAGAGGGCGCGATCCCGACCCTGGTCCTGGTCGATGAGCTCCACGCCCACAAGGACTTGCAGATGTACGAGATGCTGCGCGACAAGCTATGGAAACGCGGCGACGAAACCGGGTGTGGCCGCATGGTCGCGATCTCCACGGCGGGGTTCACGTTCGAATCGCCGCTGTACCGGCTCACCGAATCGGTCCACGAGCTAGAAACCTTCGAGCGGCAGGGGTTCTGCAACCGGGCCTCCGGGATCGGGTTCGAGTGGTTCGAGTACGCCTTGGCTCCCGATCAGGACCGCGAGGACTTGGGGCTGGTGGCGAAGGCCAACCCTGCCCCGTGGGTGACGCGGAAGGCGCTCGCTCAGCGGAAGGCATCGGTCACCCTGAGCCCTGGGGAGTGGGCGCGGTCGGCGTGCAACGTGTGGACCGCAGGGGAAGAACCGGCGATCCTGCCCGAGGAGTGGGATATGCTGCGTGCAGATATCGGCCAGATCGTAGACGGGGAAGATGTGATCCTAGCGCCCTCGGTGGGAGGCAACGCCGCGGTTGCGGTGGCTGCGCCGCGCCCCGATGACAAGGTTGCGGTCAAGGTGTTTCACCTCGAATCCCAACGCGGTCGGCATATCCACGCGCTCACCGAGGACTTGATCGTTGACCTGTGCGAACGGTATGAGGTGTCCGAGGTCTACTGCCCGGAAGGTGGGTTCGGCTACGCGACCACCAACCTTCAAGACCGCGGCGTGCCGGTGGTTCCGGCCCACCCTAGCCCGCCGCGCATGGTGGGTGCCACCGGTGCGTTCGACCGGCTGTTGAGGGAGGGGAAGCTGATCCACGACGGCAACGAAACCACGAGAACCCAGGTGCTGTCGGCGGTGAAGAAAACCACCGAGACCGGCGAGCGGTACATCCCCGGTGACGGTTCGAGGGCTATCGGAGCCCTGGCGATCGCGGCGCACGCGGTGGCCGACTATCAACCGCCGTTCCTCGTGGTCGGCGCGAGGAGGGCCGGATAGTGGCATTCTGGAACCGGAAACCGGACGCGCCCGACGCGGCGTTCGAGGTCGATATCCCGGCCGAGATGATGGAAGCGATGACCGCCGGGGGCACGGTGGCCCCGCGGGTCTCACGGGCGCTCGCGCTGCAAGTGCCTGCGGTCCAAAGGGGCCGGAACATGATCGCGGGAACCTTAGCGGGCCTGCCGATTCATGTGCGGGACAAAGACCGCCGGATAGCGACACCCACGAGCTTGCTAGAACAGATCGACCCCGATATCCCCAACGTCGTCACGCTCGCCGAAACCTATGAGGACTTGATCTTCGAGGGGATCAGTTGGTGGCGGGTCACCGAGTGGGGGTGGCACGGGTTCCCGACCTACGCGGTCCACGTTGACGTGACACGGGTCGGTGTCACGGGGTGGGTGCCGCCGGTGAACGGGTCGAGCCCGTCCACGGCCTACGGCCCGACCTCGGTGACGATCGACGGCCGCCCGGTCGCCGACAACGAGGTGATCCGGTTCGACTCGCCCAACCCGCCGCTGTTGAAACACGCCGCGCGTGCGATCCGCACCTGCCTGAACCTCGATATGACCGCAGCGGGCTACTCCAACGACCCCGTTCCCCTGGGCTACTTCACGCCGCGCGAGGGCATGAGGCCGAAAGAGGACAAGGAAACGATCGAAGCGTTCCTGGACACGTGGGAGGAGGCCCGCCGCCGCCGGGTCTGGGGCTACGTCGGTGCCGCGCTGGAAGCGAAGCAGTTCATGTTCAACGCCGAACAGATCCAACTGGCCCAACAGCGCGACCACGCGGTGTTGGAGATCGCGCGGGCGTTCGGGATCGACCCCGAGGACCTTGGGGTGTCTACCACCTCTCGGACGTACCAGAACTCCGAACAGCGGCGCCAAGACCTGCTGGACTTCACGTTCGCCCCGTTCATGCACGCGGTGGAGGAAAGATTGTCGATGCGTGACGTGATACCGCGCGGCTATGAGGCTAAAGTCAACCTCGACGGGTTCCTGAGATCGGATACGAAGGGCCGTATGGACGCCTATAAAGTTGGGCTCGAAGTCGGTGCCTACACAGAACAGGAGATCAGGGTCTTGGAAGATCGGCCCGACCTACCGAAGTCGCAACGCCCCGCGGCCCCTATGCCTGCGGCACCAGCTCCGATCCCGGAGGAGGCGACTTGACCGATCAAGAACTGACGTTCATGGACGACGCCGAGGTCGCGGCGTCGTTCAAGGTCGATACAGACAAGCGCACGATCACCGGGCTGTTGGTCCCTTGGGGCGCGGTAGCCCGGAACGGTTTCGCGTCGTGGAAGTTCGCGCGAGGGTCGTTGGGTTGGGTCGCTGAGAAGCGGGTCAAGCTGAACCTAGGCCACGAACGCAAGGATACGGTCGGGGTGGCAGTTCGCTTACAGGACTCCGCCGCCGGTCTCACCGGTTCGTTCCGCATAGCACAGGGAGCAGACGGAGATAGGGCGCTCTCGCTCGCCGCCGAGGACATACTCGACGGTTTCTCCATCGAGGTCGATTTCGAGGATGACGGGTGGACACCCGACCCCGAGGACGACTCGGTACGTTTGGTCACGAGCGCCGCGCTCAAAGGCGTCGCACTCACGGGATATCCGGCATTCGATGATGCACGCATCACGCACATCGCCGCCGCACGAGATGAAGGGGTCACGATGGACCTGGAAGGTAAGCACGAGGAAAAGGTGAGAACCGAAGATGAAGGCGCTCAGGTGTTCGAGACCAAGATGGCCGAACTCGCCTCGAAGATCACCGACTCTCAGGTCAAGTTGACCCAAGAACTCGGTGCCTCGATCGGCGAATCGGTCTCCACCGGGGTCCGGGCCGCGCTCGAAGATATCGGCTCGCCGCAGGATGGGCCGGGCCACGTCAACGCCGCACGGTACGCGGTGACGCGCGAGCCCTCCATCTATTCGTTCGACGGTCGCGGCAACTCGCTCGTGCGTGACGCATGGGCCGCAGCGCGTGATCACGACGACGACGCGATCGACCGGTTGCGGAAGTTCCGCCAACAGTCCGAGGACATGGCGAACCTCGTGCATCACACCCTGAACTTCGCCCCGCAGACCACCACGAGCGCGGCGGCGATCATCCCGCCGGGATACCGGCCAGACCTGTATGTGTCTGACCTGTTCCGCGAGCGCCCGCTGGTGTCCCTCGCCTCTCAGGGGACGATCGCGAACGCTTCACCGTTCACGGTGCCGAAGTTCGGAACCGTCACGGGCGGCTCAGCGACACACGTTGAGGGTACGAACCCGTCCGACGGTGCGTTGACCTTCACGCCGCAGGTCGTGACACCTCAGGCGATCTCGGGACGGATCGTGCTGACGCGCGAGATCGTGGACTCATCGAACCCGGCGATCGACCAGATCGCGTTCGCTGAGATGCGCGAGTCATACGAACGCCAGACCGAAACCGCGGTCTACACGCTGTTGAACGGCACCTCAGGTGCCGGTGGCGTCATCACCGCCGGGTTCGTGCCTTCCGGGGCGCAGGCGGTCACCACGGCCGGTGGTACGGATAACCAAACGCTGGTCAAGGCGATCCGTAAGGCCGTCGCCGACTACTGGTTCGCACGGTTCGCCGCGCCCTCGGGTGCAGCGATGGGCCAGGGCGCGACCGCACGCCTGGCGCAGGCCGTGGACACCACGCAGCGGCCGTTGTTCCCATGGACCGGCGGCATGAACGCCTCGGGTGTGGCCGATCCCGCCGTCGCGGGGTATCAGGTTGACTCGCTTCGGTTCCGCCCCGCGTGGGCGATGACCGGCGTTGCCGCAGGAGATTCCCAAATCTTCCTGTTGAAGGCCTCGGACCTGTGGGTGTGGGAGTCACCGCTCCTCACGTTCCGGTTCGAGGAGAAGCAAGGGCCTGCGAACATCGAGTTGAACATCTTCGCCTACTTCGGTACGGCGTTGATTCGCCCGGTGGGTCTGAGCGGTATCCGAATCACATAACAGGTGGCCGGGCGCGGGGGCTAGCTGGTCCCCCGCGCCCGTCCTCCCCTGAACAGGAGAGGAACGAAACATGGCAGCGATCACGGTGGCAGCACGAGGCGGCGCGATGACGATGGCCGCGGCATCAGGTGGTGGCGATACCGTCGCCGCGACCGGCACGAGCGCAGGCGGATGGCAGTCCACGGGTACTCCGGTCCTCGTGGCCGCAGTGGGCGCCAACTCTACGATCATCACGATCGACGGGGTGGCTCAACCCGCGTTCATCTCGGGGACTGCGGTGTATCCGCTGCCCTCGGGTGTCTACCCTCGCACGCTTGCGATCACCTACAACCAAGTGACGGGCCTGACCGTCGGCGCGGCGGTGCTGTGATGGCCGACGAAGTGAAGTATGGCGAAACGGATGAGGGTTTCTACGTGCAGGTCGGTGACGTGCGGGAGTGGCGCTGGAAGGCCGGGCACGGGCCGGGCGCTGAGCCCGAGACCGAACCCGAGCCGAAGGCCGCACCCAAGCCGAAGGCCAAGCCCAAGAAATGACCTCGTTCGCGACACCCGCTGAACTCGCCGCATACGCGAACACGCCCGAAGATACCCCAAGGATGCAGGGGCTCCTAGACCTGGCCTCGGGTGTGATCCGGCGGTACGCCAACTCGACGATCTCGGAGGTCTTGGGGGACACGGTTGAGTTCGGCCCGGCCGCGCGTTACACGCTGTTCCTGCCTGAGGTGCCGTCC